GATGGTAGAGCAAATCACTTTTAATGATTGGGTCGTAGGTTCGAATCCTACTGGGATCGCCATATGAAACCAGAGTCTAAACTTTGGCAGTTGGTTAAGAAAAATATCACTTCCATTCATTGGACTAGATTAGAGTCGTGGGCTATGCCTGGTGTTCCAGATGTTTACGGCATCCAGGACGGCATCAGCGTTTTTGTGGAGTTGAAAGTAACCAAGAGTAATAAGATAGGATTATCAGCCTTTCAAAAAAACTGGCTTTACAACCATTATTTGCAAGGTGGCAGAAGTTTCATTATGCTTCACCACCTCGGTCAGAGGTTACTGTATATCTTTCCAAGCTCCACTCTCCATTCCCCATTGTCCATCACCACTGAGCCCTGTTATAGGGTAGAGCTCCCTGCATCCCCAGCAGCGTGGGCAGCTGTCGCCGACCATTTGCTCCATTGTCCATTGGCAGAGGCCAATCCCCAAGTATAGTAATAGGGATCTTCACCTTCCCTGGCAGCTGGTGCAGCTCACCAGGATCTCCATTTCCATTGTCAACCGTTACTAACCGTTACATGTGTGTAAGGGACAGGGGACGGCACCCCCTGCTAACTCCTGTGGAACTTAATCTTCATTTTGCCCTTGACTATCTAATAAGATGGGACTATATAGTTATCAGGGGACGAGGCCCGTCAGGTAGCTCCTGTCCAAGCTAGAATAGATCTTTTGCCAGCCGTCTAGCCGTCCCTGCGCACTAGAAAGGAAGAAACAATGACTGAAGCATTAGAGAAGGATCACCAGAAGACCTGCGCAGAGCGCATTCAAGAACAATGGAAGCTGAGGAAAGAAGATTTGGTAGACCCTGAGTTTGAAGGACTCGGATTTGATTATGTAGAGCCCCATACATTCACCGACCAATTGGAGGGATACTGGCGTTGGCAGTTCTCTTGGGGTGGGCCCAGCGATGAGCTCCGTGCATTCGTTAACGAGAACAAAGAAATCCATCGCCTTGAATACTGGTTCATGGACTGGATGGACGGTGCTAAGCTGGAGCTGCAGCCTGGGAACTCATGGCCGACAGAGTGGCAGAGAATGCAAGAGATGATTGGAGGCTAATGATTCTACTCATTACATTGCTCCTGGCCACGCATCACCCATACCTGGGCGCAGCAGTGTTGTTTGCTTACCTGGCGTGGACATCACTGTGGTAATACCTGTCTCCATCTCCATTCCATTACGCAGAGCTTTTGGTATAGGGTATATATAGGGATAACTCAGGTGTACCCGCACGGCATGCCAGAAGTTCGTGTGGAAAAAAAATAAAAAAAGATTTGACAATTATAATTAAATGGGATATAAAGGGATAATTAACCAGAAAGACGAAAGGATAAAACAATGTCGAAAGCAGTTAATATATTAGAAGTTCTTGAAAAGGCTCATCAAAGCCCAAACAAGATTAGTGAAAGAAATAAAAAAGCAATCGTAGACGCTTATGGTCGTGCCTTAACAATGAAGAAAGTATTAGACGACTTCATAAAAGTAAATCGTAATCTTATTACTGACATGGGCGTAATACTTCATGGAAAGGATTATACTATTCATGTATCGGAAAAGCTATCCGTTAAGGTTGACTCAAGTCTTGTTAAGGAAAAACTTGGCGAAGTTGAATACCATAAATGCAAAGTGCCAACGCAATATAAAACAATACAAGCGTTGCCTAATGAAGAAAGCACAGTTAAACGAAATAGAAAAGCTACTATTGAAGAAGTAGCTGACTTCAGAATTACAGCGTAGTACCGATAAATTGCCTACGTTGTATTGGGCGACTTCGGTCGCCCATTTCCATTACCCATTACTTAGGACTAGTGTTTATATAGTATATAAGGATAGCAACACCCCGTTGCTGACAGGAGTTCCGTGGTTGTGTCAAGAGAAAAAGTTTTCGATTGTTCTTGATTATAAAATCAAATGGGAGTACAAGATCATTAGAAAGGAGAAATCACAATGCCAGATAATGATGACTACTTATCTCGACAGTTGCGATTAGTTAGCCAACAGTTCGGTGTAACTAATCCAACAGATCAACCGATTACTAATCAACAGCATGTTGATAATATTAATTGGAAAGCACTTTATAAAGTTCTTGAGAGTGAAGTTGAAACTATTATTCTTGATCCTAACTGTCCTGTTTATGTCAAGGAATGGGGACAACGTGTTATGTCAAAACTAGCTGAACACTTACCACTAAGGTAAGTTTACCCTCGAGGGCTGGTATGAAGGGCAGTATTTACTGCCCTTTTTTTACGTCTAATCACCTGCTGCCTGGTAAATTTTACGCTGCTGCCACGCTGTACCAGGAGTTCACCAGTCAGGTTAGGTACTTAAAACCGACCAGAAACACCATATCTTGTATCTCGCCACCCCACCACACCCAATTTGGGGGTGTTGCGTGTAGTGTACTGTAAAGTGTAAGTTTTACACGAACACAGATTATGATATAACTTTTTTTGATTATGGCACAAATCCCAACCGAAGTTTTAAAGTACGAATTAAGGAAATTGCAAATCAAAGTGGCTGAGGAGTCCCGTTCCTCCTATCTTACTTTTGTAAAAAAAGTTTGGCCTGACTTTATTGCAGGTTCACATCACAAAATTTTTGCACAAAAATTAGAAGATGTTTCACGTGGAAAGATTAAACGATTAATTGTAAACATGCCACCACGTCATACAAAATCTGAATTTGCTTCACATTTATTTCCAGCGTGGATGATGGGCAGGAATCCTAAGCTAAAAATAATTCAAACAACTCACACAGCTGAGCTATCTTATAACTTTGGTAGAAAAGTTAGAAACTTATTTGAACAAGATGAATTTAAAGAAATATTTCCAGATGTTACATTATCTCAAGATTCTAAGGCAGCAGGCAGATTTACCACAAACAAGGGCGGCGAATACTTTGCGGCTGGTGTTGGAGGTGCCATCACGGGCCGTGGTGCAGACTTACTGATTATTGATGACCCACACTCGGAACAAGATGCGCTGTCTCAAACAGCCCTAGACAATGCTTACGAATGGTATACCTCGGGCCCCCGCCAACGTTTACAGCCTGGTGGCTCAATAGTCATTGTCATGACCAGGTGGTCCACGAAGGACTTGACAGGTAAGTTGATGAACAATCAATCCAATGAAAATGCCGACCAGTGGGAAGTTGTTGAGTTTCCTGCAATCTTAAACGAGAATCCTTTGTGGCCTGAATTTTGGAAACTATCAGAACTAGAGGGTGTAAAAGCTTCGTTATCCGAGCAAAAGTGGCAGGCACAATGGCAACAAAATCCTACTTCTGAAGAGGGGTCTATCATCAAACGTGAGTGGTGGCAGATGTGGGGTAATGAAAAAATACCTGATCTCATGCACGTGATACAAAGTTATGATACAGCTTTTAGTAAAAGGGAAACAGCAGATTTTTCTGCAATAACAACATGGGGTGTTTTTCGTCCCGTGGAACACGGACCACCGCACATCATACTTCTTGATATGAAAAAGGGACGTTGGGATTTTCCTGAACTTAAACAAGTTGCTTTTGATGAATATAAATACTGGGAACCCGAAACAATCTTGATCGAAGCCAAAGCTTCTGGTATGCCTTTGACTCACGAGCTACGGCAAGTTGGGATCCCTGTAGTTACTTATACGCCTAGTAAGGGCAATGATAAGCATGTACGTGTTAACTCCGTAGCTCCGCTTTTTGAAGCTGGGCAGGTATGGTGTACCGACGACCGCTTCGCTGAAGAAGTAGTTGAAGAATGTGCGGCTTTCCCTTATGGTGATCATGACGATTTAGTCGACTCAACAACACAGGCATTGTTGCGATTCAGACAGGGTAACTTCATACAATTGGAGTCTGACTATGCTGATGAACCCAAATACATAGAACAACGAGAATACTACGGATGAGCAAACTAAAAGAATATATACAAAAAGAATTAGAATTGCAGAACAAGAAAAGACTGACAGGCGAGGACGAGGTAGATATTTTTGAGGGAGGTCCTGCTGGTCAGGTGTTAAAAGATATAGATCCGTTGACTGGAGGTATTCAGCTAGAGGAGGACGATCTATTTGGTGATCAAACTTTTAGAAATGTCACTGGATTTACTTCAGCTCTTTTACAAGACATGGTTCCAAAAGAAAAAGAACTTGATCTTCAACAACAAAGAGCACAGCAACAAGCGATTTATGACCAATTGTTACAAGTGACAGGACTGCAGGCAGACTCATTTGAAGGGCAAAGATTATTAGCACTTTTAAAAGGTAATAAAGAATTTGCAGAAAAAATGGGCTTCAATCGTGACATTGGTACTACAGATTCTCCACGATTTGGTCTGTATGATTTTGGTAATTTTATTCTAGGACCAGCGAGAGATGGTTTGACGACCATGACCGAAACAGGAGCATCGATAAAAGATTTACCATTTGAACAAAAGCTAGGGATATTCTTTTTACCAATAGATGCGCTTGATGTGATTGGTATAGGAGCATTAGCCAGAGGAGGTTTGAGATCAATACTTAAAGCAGGTGTAAAAAAATACGGTAAAGATTCTAAACTTACATTAAAAAATATTGTTGATGACAAAGAACTGATGGATGACGTTATAAAAAATAATCCTGAAGTAGAAGATTTCTTACAAGAGTTTGGATTTGACAGCGTAGGTGCTGCAAGAACACCTAAAAGTTTAATTGATAAAATGAAAAAAGATCCAAGCAAAGAAGCCATAGGACCTGTTGGAACAAAACCTAAGACCGAAATAGATATAGAAGCGGAATCAATCAGACAAGCAACAAAAGCAGCTGAAGAAGCTCAAACAAAATTAAATAATTTTGTTGAAGAGTATAATAAAATATTTAGTGGTAAACCTGGAAACAGAGCTAGGAATCTAAGAAATTTTGCAGCAAGAACAGGTGAACAAGAATACAATAGACTATTCGCTTTGGCAGAAAAACAAAATTTACTTATGAAAGGACCTGGCAGCGGTGGAGCACGTAGAAATATTTTTTCAGGTGAGGCAGCAGACTTTGTTAAAAAAAATATTAATTTAAGTAATGAAGACTTAGCTAAAGCTTTAAATCAAAATCCTGAAAAATATTTTGTAAAAGGAACAGAGGTAACACCCGAACAAGTGCAAAACTTCATTGAGACACAGGGTATTAAATCGCCAGAGGGAGGTAGACCACTTTCAACAGACAAAAGAACAAAAACAAAAGTAGAAAAAATAAATACAATTTATGACGAGATGATGGAATCAGATGCTTATGATATAAACAATCAAGGAGATAAAACTGAGGCTTTTATAAAATCTTTCAGACAAGCAGAAGGTAAGACAGATGAGTCAATATTTACACAAAGCAAAATAAGTGAGTCACTTAAAAGAAGCATTAAACAATATAATAAATTAAATCCAAATGATCCTATTCTTACACCAAGAGAATTAGCTGACTTAAGGATAGAAACTGCAAGAAGAGAGTTTGATACTTCAAATGTATTTGAAACATATTTAAGAAATGACGAAAGGCTACAAAAATTAATTGATGATGGTTTTCTAGATCAAAACAATAAAGAGAGTATGGTAAGGTTTATTAATTTTATAAGAAGGTCTGACCCTGAATTTAGAGGCCGCAAACAAACCATTACTAATCCAAATATTTTTAATAAATTTTTAGATAAAAAATTTAGTGAACTCGCAAATGATTTAAGTAACAAGGATTCTATTTTTTATAAAAATTTTTCAGAGTTTGTAAAAGTTGATGAGATTAGAAAAACACTTTCACCTACAAAGCAAATGCTTAAAAATAAAAGCAGAGAGTTCTTGAATATAAAACCATTTCTTAATAGAATTTTTTTAGCACCAGCAAACAAAATTGACAACGTTGGTAGACTAATTAAATCAAGAAATTATCTTGAACAAATAGAGGATGCAAATAATTCTGTAAACATAGCTCATCGCTTTGAAGGAGCAGAGATAGGTAAAACAGTATCCGAAGATTTAGCAGGTGCTTTTGAGTTACCATCAAGTTACAATCTTGATCTAAGTATTATAAATTCTGTTATACAACCAAGTTTAGAAAGAAGGGCTAGAAGGGCAATTAAGGCTGGCGATACAGAAGAGCTTCAATTAATAAACAAAGAAGCAACTGACGTGGGCACTGAGTTTGTCATTGATAATCGGAAGTTTGGAAAGCAGCTGTCATTGCAAGAAAAACTACAAAGTTTAGTAGCTCCTTACATGAGTGAATCAGGTAAACGTTTACAAAAAGAACACAACATAACAAATGAGATGATAGAAGATGTTTTAGATGCTATAGATCTTTTGGAGGAAGCATCTACACAAATTCGAGGTGCGCCTCAAAATTTACAAACAGGAGGCTTAGTAGGAGACGTGGACGATATATTTGAAGAAGAAGATGAAATAATGAAAGCAAAGAAAAGCATATTTCCTAGAATATCTGTAGAGTTTGGTGATGCAGCAAGAGGCACAATGCGTCCTCTCAAAGAAGATGAAGCACTTGATACTGTTGACCTTCCCTTATCTGCTGTTCAATTTGAAGGAGGACCAGAGGTTAGAGCAGAGGATGTGCAGCCAACAGAAAACATTTTTACAGGAGAAATGGAGCAAGCAAATTTAAAATTACCTTTTTGGAAACTATTTACAAAGCCACCTGTCAACGAAACAGCACCAATACCAACACCTAAAGAGGGATTAGATAATCCAACAAAGAAACAAAAAGAATCTTTAGAATTAGAAAAAGAAAAGAAAAAAGACGATGTGTTTGATCCTACGCCAGAAGATAATGCCAAAGTAGATTTAGGAAGTTCAACCGATGTAGCTGTAACACCTAAAACAGGTCAAGCAGTTACTGGTGTATTTTACTCAGACATAGAAAGAGTCTTAGCAAGACCAGATACTCCAGAAATATTTTTAAATAAAAAAGCTTTACTTGATTTCTTTCGCAAAAATAGAATTAGAGACTCTGAATTTAGAGATTATCAAATTGAGTCTTTACTTCGTATATACGATGAGAATACACCGATACCGAAACAACAAGTTATAGAACACTTACGTCAATCACCAATTAGAGGTATGCATGTTCATGCTACGGGACAGGGGTCCGAGATTATTAATCCGTATGGAGCTAAAGATACAAGATATACAGGCTATGCAGAACCAGGGTTCATATCAGGTAGTCAACGTGAAAGAGTTTTATACATTCCAAGTGATAAAATAGCAGGTGATTCTGGTGTGTATCCACAATCAATTTTTGAAGGTGAATCTGTGCAGCGACATGAATTTGGCATACCTGATCAGGATAATGCATACATTGTCGGTTGGTCACGGCTCACAGACCGTAATGCTATATTGCCAACAAAAATATCTGCACCAAAAACACAGTCAAAAGTACCTGGACTTACTCGTGAAAGAGAAAGAATACAAAGACAACTCGCTGGGCTATTTGCCGAAGGACAAAATAAATTAAATGCACAGGCACAAAGACGAGGAATACCTGTGGATGAAATACAGGCTGGATCATTAGAAGAAATGCTTAGCACTTATTCAGGCACACTTGATGAAATAAGCCCAGGATTGGTAGATCAAATAGACGAGCTCATAGTGAAAGCAAGAGATTTAGATGCAGAAATAGCTAAAGGATCTAACGTTGATACAAGTGGTATTGTAAAAGTGGCGTTTGCTGATGAGATACAATCAGACATTATGCAGGCTGCAGCTGGCAGAAAACAAAAATTAGTTGCTACGCTTAGAAAAATTCAAGACGAAGGAAGAGACTCGACAACACTACCACAACTTAGCAGAGTAGGACAACAAGCTTTAGAGTTTTTTGAAGAGAATAAATCTGTGTTTAGGCCCCTAAGAAGGACGCAAGCAGAGGTAGATATAATTGGTGAAAGACTAGGTAAACTAGATGCCGAGGTAGATGAAATTATTAACAGATATATTGAAACAAGAGAATTAGATCCTGCATCTGTGACAAGACTTAAAGAAGCTCTTACGGAAAATATTAATCAAATGATTAATGATTTGATTGTCATAGACAGTAAAACTTACGATGGTTTGTTCCCAGACATTCCATTCAAGAAAAGAGAAGAATGGGCAGATGCACTTATTAAAAAAGATTTATTTGAACTTGCATATCAAAAATTTGTGTTGAAAGATCCTAATGCTCCTGATTATTATTCAGTAACACCTGATCAATTCGTTATAGATAGATATAGTTTTAAAGGTAATTCAGCTACACCGATGGATGTAAGAGCGGCAGATAAGAAAGCACAAATAGATTATTTTACAGCTAGGGGTGAGTTTAGAGGTTCAGAATACAAAGGTATAGGTATGTCAGAGTTTTATGGTGGTCCCAATGCAAAATCACCAGACGGCAAACATTACACCTCAGTCATAGAAAAAATATTAAAAACACAAGCAAAATCTAACAATTCAGAGTTTACTGTATTAAATGTACAAACAAAAGAAGGGTCAAAAGATGTATTTAGAATTACTGATCAAAATGGTAATATGGTAGCAACTCTTTCCAACAGAGGACAAGCAGAAAGAGTGGTAGATAGTAACCCAAATTATAGAATACAAACAATTAGGGTGCCAGATCAAAAAAGCACGACACCATCTTTTGCTATTAAAATTACAGAAGAAATGCTAGAACCATACAAAACCCACAAAGCCAAGGGTGGACTTGTGCAGATGATTGATATATTTGAGGTAGCTTAATGGTTGAAAGAAGAATTACAGGAGATCCAACAGAGATTGAAGCAGAATCAATTACTGTAGAAACTCCTGATGAGGGTCTTACTATAGAAAATGTTGAAATGACAGATGATGGTGGGGCTATAATCAACCCTGTTGAAACACCACCAGAAGATAGATTTGATGCAAACCTTGCAGAATTTATAGATGATGAAGATTTACAAAATCTTTCATCAGATTTAATGCAGGAATATAAAGATGACAAATCATCAAGAGATGAGTGGTACGATGCATATTCAAAAGGATTAAAATTATTAGGATTTAACTATGAAGACAGGTCTCAACCTTTTCAAGGAGCTAGTGGGGTAACACACCCTTTACTTGCAGAAACAGTTACACAATTTCAAGCACAGGCTTATAAAGAATTATTGCCAGCTAATGGTCCCGTAAGAACTCAGATTATTGGCGAACAAAATGCTCAAAAAGAAGAGCAAGCGCAACGTGTTCAAGAGTTTATGAATTATCAGATAATGCACGTTATGGAAGATTTTGATCCTGATTTAGATCAAATGTTATTTTATCTACCTCTTTCAGGCTCATCATTTAAAAAAATATATTTTGATACTACTCTTAATAGAGCTGTATCTAAATTTGTACCAAGCGAGGATTTAATTGTTCCTTACAGTGCAACTGATTTAGCAACAGCTGAAAGAGTTACACACGTTATTAAAAGAAACGAAAACGAAGTAAGAAAAATGCAGGTTCAAGGAATTTACAAAGATGTCGAATTACAATATCAAGACGAACCAAGCAATAGCAATGTACAAGAAGCGGTCAACAAACTTGATGGTGTCAGACCTACTGGTTCTGCTTATAAAAATGATGTCTATACATTATTAGAAATACATTGTGATTTAGACGTGCCTGGTTATGAAAATGACGATGGAATAAAACTACCATACATTGTCACGATAGATGAGGGGTCTCAAAAAGTTTTATCAATTTACAGAAACTTTGAAGAAGATGATTCTTTCAAGAAAAAGAAACAATATTTTGTACATTATAAGTTTTTACCAGGACTTGGATTTTATGGTTTTGGTCTAATACACATGTTAGGTGGTTTATCTAGAACTGCCACCTCAGCTCTTAGACAGTTAATTGATGCAGGAACATTGTCAAACTTACCTGCAGGATTTAAAGCTAGAGGTTTAAGAATACGTGATGACGATAATCCTTTACAGCCAGGTGAGTTTAGAGACG